GTGCCAAAAAGAAAAAAATCAGCATGTCCAATCCCCATCTGCGGTAGCTTGAAGCAGAGAGAAGGAAGGGGAGATCCTATGAATGCGAGACTCGACGAAATTGCAGCCTGGAGGCCTGCGCCTTCAGGTGGCCTGGAAAGCGCCGTCAACGAATACGGCTACCCGACCGTGATTCATCGCACGCCCAGCAGGCTCGTGGAAGAATGCGAGATAGCCTTCGACGCAGGGCTTTTGCTTGCAGCGCTGAGCCTCGTCGTGACTATACCCGACGTCTGCGCAAAAGCCGTCGGCATGAAGTACACCGATTGGTGCGTGAAATACCTGGATCTTCCAAATGCCGGCGAGAAGATGAACGCTGAGCGAAAAGACGAGAAGAGCCAAGACGAGATTAGCGATGAGCTCAACGGCATAACGGCGCGAGGTGCATTCACCGCCTCAGACCTCTACCAGCTGCGCTGTGCAGTGGTCCATGCGGGGTCCTCGGTCATCGAGGGCAAAGGAAAGGATTACAGCCCCTACAAAGTCATCGGGGTATGCGTCCAAGGCGACGAGTGCGGAATCGTCGCGAGCTATGGCCATACCGGAGTTGGTGCGGAAAACTTGAAGGCCTGCGCATACGACTGCGTTATCAAGCTCGAAGGCCTCATCTCTCGCATGGCCAAGGGCGTCGTCTCGTTCCTTGAAGAAGATCCCGAACGGGATTGCGAAAGAGGCATCAAGACAGGGATCGACCGTCGAGGTGTGACGGATTTCAGACCGCTAAGCCGAATCTCCTATCGTTAAAAAAGTGGTTGGATTTTTAGAGATAATATTCGTTAAATTAGTGGTTGGGATTCGGCGGGCATCATCTTGATTGTCCAACCAGATATTTACCAAATTTCGACCACTTTTTTTACATAACTAATATAAAAGGCCCAAAATCTGTGGGGCTTAATGTTTTTAGAGGCTGTTCACGGCATTGTAGAATTCCTGCGCGTCCTCGGCTTTCTTGAATTTCAGTGGCAGTGAGCGCAACGCACTGTATTTCCATGTGACGGTGCGCTTCTTGATCGTCACTCCTTGCAGGTCGCTCACCTGGTATGCTTCGGTCTTCTTATACCGGTGCAGGTACGTCGTGCAGACATCCAATTCCAAGCGATTGGCATACAGGCGGATACCCATAAACAGCGGATCGTCAAGCCTTTCGCACGTGTAGATCTCGGTGGTCGCCGTATCATTAAAAAAAAAAATGATTGTTCCCTTCTTTTTCTCTTTGATTCTATTGCTCAAATGATGCAGACTCGCTCAGACATTGCCAGTCGGAAGTCTCCGAGCACCTGCTGGGTCACCTCCAGTTCCTGGGAGATGTTCCACGAATTCCCTTCGTACATTTGTTCCAGCATGCCGTAGCGGAGTGGGTCTATCAGCGTCAAGGCGGTTTCGCGTCTCGCCCTATGCTCCTCGCGACTCTGTGCCACATGGTCGCATGACGTGTCGCCGTGCCGCCAATGCAAGAGCTCGTGCACCAAAGTGCAGCGCTTCGCCGTGTACGTGAGCCTGCGGTCGATCAGTATCACCTCGGTCGCGGCGTCGTAGCAGCCCCATAGTCCGTCCGGCAGGATGGCGCTGGACACGGTGACGGGCAGTCCGATGATGGCGCGGCGCATGGCGCCGTAGGTCATGCGCCGGTCGATCGGCAGGTCAGGCAGGCTCGTCGTAATCCGGCCCAGCCTCTCCATCGATGGCCTCCTGCTTGCCAGCGGCGTCATAGGCGGCAAGACCATAACCGCCTGCCTGCGCTTTCCTCTCGGCGGCTTCGACAGCATGACGCTTGGAGTCCATTACGATGTCTCCGATGGATACGCCGGTCACTTCGCTGATGCGTTCCAGGTCGCTCAGGTTGAGCGGGCGCGTGAAGTTCTGCCGTTTGTACCAGTAGTCCTCGCCGAAGCCGCAAGCCTTGGTGAATTCCTTGATGGTCATGCCGCTTTGCTTTTGAAGCCTGACGCACTCTCGCATGACCTGTTTTGCGAATGCGGTCACTTCGTTTGCTTTCATACCCATGCCTCCAGTATAGCCAATTACGTAGTCAATGTGTACAAATTGTAAAGAACTATGCAAATTCATAGTCTAAATCTACGAATTTGCATAGATTAAAACCGTCGAAAGGAAAAACGAGATGTTGAGCACCAAAAGAACCAAGACCCCCGACCACTACCCATGCGGCCACATGCGCGGCCCCGGCTGGCACGACTGGCGCGCATGCCTCACCAAACAGGGAATCGAGGAGGATGAATGGCCGGTCTGACGGAAACAGCCACCAGAAACCTCAAAGCGGAACTCGCCAGACACGACAAGACACCAAAAGACCTAGCAAAAGCATGGGGCCTCGAAATCAGAGCCGTAAACAACAGGCTCAAAGGCCACACGCCACTCTCGACAGACGAAATCGAAAAAGCGGCATCCATGCTCGACATGGAACCTGAAAACCTCGTCATGCTCCTCATCCAACCAATCGACAGCATCAAACAATTCAAAGCCTGAAAGCCACACCAAAGGAGCACTGATGTACATAAAGACCTACACCAAAGACCTGCGCAAGGCCTGCGTCGAAGCGATATTCAGGGAATTCGAGAACAAGGGCGACGCCATCCGTCCGGCCTATGCCGACGGGTGGGACGAAATCGAAGCAAGGCGTTCGCTCGGTCACATCGTCGGATACGTCGACCTCGACGTGCCCGATCTCGTGGACGTCATCATCGACACGATCGTCAAGGAAGCGCAGAAATGACCAGCCAACTACTCAATCCGCCGAAACCGCCGACACTCCACGAGGCCGGATGCCTGCTGCTCGCATCAAGCGGCTTCTACATCCGCCTTCACGAGGACGGCAGCGCCAGCCTCGTGGACGGCATTCAAAACATCGCCCTCGCGGACTTCACATCTGCGGAAATCGAAGGCATCGCCTACCAACTCAACCGAAAGGTGGGAAACACAAGATGAGCTGGATGGACGACGGCGGATTCGATATGCAGGCATTCACCGCCCAGGACGGCAGGCCGATGGCTCGAATGAGCTTCCGCACCTCGACCGGCCAATACTACTTCAACCTCACCAAAACCGAAGTGCAACGCGTCCGACGCGAATGCAATCGAATCCTCAAGGAAATGGAAGCAAGCAAATGACCAGCCATGACCGACTGCACGACAGCGGACAGGCAGGAAACACGAAACCGAACTACACGCTCCGCCGTCTGAAGTTCGCAGCCGCCATCATCGGATTCGTGAGCAGCATGACACTGCTGTTCACGTGGCATGTGGCCGACAGGCACATGGCATGGCTCGTCGCCGGAATCTACATCCTGACAGGCCTATGGCTGACCGTGCGGTTCGCTCCACGCGAATAAAAGACTTCCCACCAGCCGACAGTCCAACAAACAAACCATTGGGATGTTTTCGCGGACATCCACGTTCACCAGTCGGCTGGCGGGAACCATAACTGAATATCGATTATTATCCACGCGCCGACTACATCTCGGTCACATACACTGTCGGCGCATTCGGTTGGGCGGCGGTTCGCCCGTCCACGGATTCCAATCTTCTTCTCCTCTATCAAGAAACGCAGGCATTCCCATTGTTTGCAAACCCTTTCAAGTCCGCCTGACGGCCAGTCACCGTCGGCCGCGCCACCGGCCGTGAACGCGTTCAGGTCGCGTTCCAACAGCCAAAGGGGCGTTCGGAATCCAAGGACGGCATCGGTCCGACTCCGATGCCAGCTACTCAGCCCCATCCACTCGTCAGGGTGGGGCACGCAACGCAACAAGCAAAGGAAAAGCCTATGAGCAATGAAATCCAGCGATTCGAGTTCAAGGGCGCATCATTACGCGCCCTGACCGACGAAGCGGGGGAGCCTTGGTTCGTCGCCAAGGACGCATGTGACATCCTCGGCAATGACACAAATCATCTCCGCGAAGCTCTTGATGATGACGAAATCACAAACCTCCGTAATTCGGAGGTTTGGAATCAGCCAGGGCGTGCGCCTCTCATCATCTCTGAGCCCGGCCTGTACAAGCTCATCATGCGTTCGCGGAAGCCGGAGGCGAAGGAGTTCCAACGTTGGGTGACGCATGAGGTGCTGCCGCAGATCCGCAAAACCGGCGGCTACATCCCGACGTCCGAGTCGGATTCTGATGAGGACATCATGGCCAGGGCCGTGCTCGTCGCGCAGAAGACCATCAAACAAAAGAACCAGCAGATCGCCGAACAGCAGACGCGCATCGTGGAACTGGAGCCGAAAGCTCGATTCGCGGATGCCGTGGCCGCGTCCGACGACACGTGCCTGATCGGCGAGCTCGCGAAGATGCTCCTGCAGAACGGCATACCCGTCGGCCAGAATAGACTGTTCCGTCTTCTTCGGGCTGAAGGGTATCTCGGCAAGTCCGGTTCGAATCGCAGCATGCCGACACAGCGTGCGATGGAACTCGGCCTGTTCCGCATCAAGGAGACCACCGTCACCCATGCGGACGGGCACGTGACCATCAACCGCACCGCGAAGGTCACCGGCAAAGGCCAGACATACTTCATCAGCCGCTACTGCCCGCCCGCCGACGATGAGTGACGATCTGCTCACGCCAGCCGAACTTGCCGTCATGCTCGGCATGAGCGTGCGCACCCTCGCCAACTGGCGGAGCACCGGCAAAGGCCCGCCGTACTTGAAAATCGGCGTGGAACCGCCAGAAGGTCATCAGGACAGGCGCAAAGTCAGATACCAGCGTCAAATCGCGGAACAGTGGGCCTTGGCACACAAGTACCAAAGGACGGTGGCGAGATGAAAAACGGGAGATTCGTTCCGGTGACACGGATCCAAAGCAGTCCAAACGTCACAAGCGACGGGAAAGCACGCGTCGACACCGGCAAACCGACCCTCGCGCAGCAGGGAATCGACGTGGACGCTTTCATCCGCGAAAACAGGCGATTGATCGAAAAACTCAGAAAGGGAACACGTTGAAACACGAATACACGGACGGCGAACTCGCCAAACTGAAAAGCATCTACGACGAATCAGGCGAAGCCGGCCTCGACATCACGGAAATGCGGGCGTTGCGCAAGGCCGGACTCCTCACGCGGGATCCGCCGGCGAAACCGGAGGAACCGTCGAAACGCGATCTCATCCTCGCGCACTGCCAAAAACGCATCGAACAAGGCCAGCCGTTCGACGGTAAGGAAACCGCCGAAGCGCTCGGCATAAGCCCAAAAACAGCCGGCAACATTCTCAGCCAACTCCGCAAGGAAGGACTATTGCCGACCTACGACAAGCATTCACCACGCAGCAAAACACGGAAAGCCACCACAACCGAAAAGAAGGAAACCATGACCAACACAGCAATCCAGGAACAGAAGCCGCAGCCCAAGCCGGAGAACCCACGCGCCATCATCGCAAACGCACTCATAGGCATCTACGACTCCATCTCCGCACTGCAACGCGCCGCATACCAAGCCAACGACAAAGTCGTCTACGGATTCGCCACAAAACTCATGAACGGCGAATTGATGGACATCAAGGCCAACTACAGCAAGGACACGAAATGAAACTCGATTTCAACAGCAAGGATGGCGTTTTCGCCATCAAAGCCGAAAACAAAGAGGAAAAAACCCAGCTCAAAACGTCGGCGGTCGCCATCTGCAATCTCATCATCGATTTTTTCGACGGTGAAATACAAGAGGCGAAAGTGACGAAGGAATGAAACGCATCCCACTCAAGGACACGGAACGCTATCAGATTGAGCGCTTCCGGCAGTGCAAGAAAACGGAACGGCATCTCGCGTGGCTGAAAAGCAGGAAGGCCGGCGTGGGCGGTTCCGACATGAGCACGATCCTCGGCCTGAATTCCTTCAAGACACCTTACGAATTGTGGCTTGAGAAGACCGGCCGCGTGGAACCGGAGGACATTTCCGACAAGTGGGCCGTCATTCGTGGCAATGCCTTGGAGAACGAGCTCAGGAAGCGTTTCCGCGCCGATCATCCCGAGATGCTCGTCACGGACGGCACCGACAAGCAGTTCATCATGCGCGGGAAGCCATACCTGCGCGCGTCCCTTGACGGCATCCTGCAGAAAGAGAACGGCGATTTTGGAATCCTCGAAATCAAAACGGCGAGCAACCGTCGAGCGGGGGACTGGCATGACGATGACGGCAACCTCCGAATCCCGCCATACTACTTGGCTCAAGTCGAATTCTACGCGCTCGTCACGGGATGGACATGGGGCTACGTGTACGCGGCCATCGGAGACGACGAGCCGGTGGAGATCCCGTTCAAGGCCGACGTGGAGGATATGGCCGCGATCGACAAGGCCGCAGCCGACTTCTGGCGTTTCGTCACCACCGGCACGCCACCGCAATTGACCGGCGGCGACGTGCAGAAGGCGTTCCCGGAACCAACGCCGGACATCGTGGACGAAAGCGCCGACGATGACCTCTACGACCTGCTCGCAAGATACGAGAGCACGTCCAACCGCGCGAAGGAACTGACAAACGAGCAGAAGGCATTGCAGGAGCAGATCATCCTGCGCATCGGCTCGCATACAGGCGTGCGCTGCGGCAACCTCCAAGCCACCTACAAGCCGACGACCCGCAAGGAATACGTCGTCAAAGCCACCACATACCGCAAATTCGCATTCAAAGCCACCGAAGAAAAGGAGCAATAATCATGGGACAGATCGCACAGCAGGCGCAGGGACAGCAGATGGTTGAAATGACGCCGAAACGGAATCTGAAAATGATGATGAAGAAAAGCTGGCCGCGCATCGCCAGCGTCGTCGGCAACAACATCAGCCCCGACCGCCTCTATCAGATGTGCGTGTCCGCGATCAACAAGACGCCGAAACTCGCGGAATGCTCGCCGCAAAGCGTGCTCTCATGCTTCATGACCTGCAGCGCGCTCGGATTGGAACCGTCCAACGTGGACGGATTGGGACGAGCCTACGTGCTTCCCTTTTACAACAAGAAATCCGGCGGAATGGAAGCCACGTTCATCATGGGCTACCGTGGCATGATCGACTTGGCGCGACGTAGCGGCCAGCTCGTGGACATCAGCGCCCGAGCCGTGCACCAGGGAGACGAATTCTCATACTCGTATGGCCTCAACGAGGAGCTGCACCACGTGCCATGCGCCAACCCCGGCGAACTGACCCACGTGTACATGGTCGCGCATTTCAAGGACGGCGGACACTACTTCCTCGTGCTGAACCGTCAGGAGATCGAGCAGGCGAGGGCGCGCAGCAAGAGCGGCAATTTCGGCCCGTGGAAGACCGATTACGAGGCCATGGCGAAGAAGACCGCCATCCGTCGCGCCGCCCCGTACCTGCCTTTGACCGTGCAGGCGCAGACTGCCGTCGCCGCAGATGACATCACGCCTGACTACGGCGACGTGTTCCAGCCGGTGCTCGATGACGATAGCGCCGATGAAGCCGATGACGTGACCGCCGAAGTCATGGAAGCGGATACGCCGGAGGATACCGAAGCCGACATGAAGGAGGCTGAGTGATGGCAGGGGAGACCGTTATCACGATCGTCGGGAATCTGACCGCCGATCCGGAATTGCGCACGACTTCCGCTGGCGCGCAGGTCGCGTCGTTCACGATCGCCAGCACGCCGCGCTCCTGGAACCGCAGCACGAACCAGTTCGAGGACGGTCAGGCTTTGTTCATGCGCTGTAGCGCGTGGCGCGACTTGGCCGAACATTGCGTGCAGAGCCTGGGCAAGGGCATGCGTGTGATCGCGCAGGGTCGTTTGCAGCAGCGTTCCTATCAGGCGCAGGACGGTTCCAACCGCACGGTCATCGAGTTGCAGGTTGACGAGATCGGACCAAGCCTGCGGTATGCGACGGCTCAGGTGCAGAAGATGCAGTCAGGCGGATACCAGGGCGGCAACGCCAACGGTGGTGGCTATCAGCAGCCGCAGCAGGCACGGCAGCAGCCGCAGGCTCCGGCCGATGATCCGTGGGGCGCGCCAGCCGGAGGGCCTGACTTCTGATGCGCGAATGGATTGAGCCGCCGGATGTGGAACCGGTATGTCCGAGGCATGGGTGCGCGTTGTATCCGGCGCGCCCCATCCCATGCCCCGAATGCGAGATCGAAGCCGAGGAAGAGGAGGCCGACCAATGAGCGGCAAGCAACGCAAGCGCAGTCGCAAGACCGCGAAGGATAACGGCACGCGCATGGAAACCGCCGTGGAATCCTATTTGCAGTGGGCTCTGGACGACCCGCGCATACAACGCCTCTGTTTGCATGGAAGCAGGGACGTGGGCGACATCGGCAACGTGTACTGGCATGGCCAGCCCGTGTGCATCGAAGTGAAATGGACGCAGACTATGGACGCGCCGCAACATATGCGCGAGGCCGTCACGGAAGCGGGAAACATGGACTCGCCATATCCGTGGGTCATCCAGAAGAAGGCAGGCGTGGGCCTCACGTCCATGCACAAGCTCGGACAACAGCACGCCTACACCGTCACCGAAGTGATGGACGCGATGCTCAGGCTTTCACCATCGGCATTGCGCGCGCGAATCAAACCCGAACCATTGGGAAGGAAGAAAACCATGTGTCTAATCACATTGCAGGAGTTCGCATTGATACTCAACAGTGGATTGCCGCTCGGCCCGGACACGGAGGAATGATGGTTACCCAGAAAGACAAGACGCTCAACGAGATCATCGACTGGTGCGAACAGCGTGAGATCGAATGTCTGCGGCTTGCAAGCGCTCTTCTGATGCAGCGTGACATGGACGCATACGGTGTCGTGAAGGGACAAATCAACGCATACGAAAAGACAGCCGACCACTGCCGTTCCTTGCTTGGCTATTCCGGCAACATGCCCACGGAAGTACCAAATCAAAGCGAGGATGCGAACATGAAGGAGACAAACCGATGAACGGCGATAAGCAGCATGCGGTGTGGCGTGAAAACATCGAAAAATACGGCAAGGAGACGCAGAGCATCGTCTGCATGGAGGAATGCTCCGAACTCATCCAAGCCGTCAGCAAGCGTCTACGCGGCAAGCCTGACGCCACCGACAATCTTGCGGAGGAAATGGCCGACGTGATCATCTGCCTGTACCTGCTCAAGGAAATGTACGACATCACCGACGAGCAGTTGGAAGAATGGATCGCACGCAAGACGGCAAGGCAATCCAAGCGAATGCAAGCCGATGACCCATTCCTGGAAGGCGAGGACGCGGAATGAGCGCGTACCAACCTGTTCTTGACCCTGCTTGCGGCGGGCGAATGTTCTGGTTCGACAAGTCAGACAGCCGTGTGCTCTTCGGTGACGTGCGCGACGAAAGTTGGGAACTATGTGACGGACGCAGATTCGAAGTCAAGCCGGACATGCTGATGGACTACCGCGATCTGCCGTTCCCGGACGAGACGTTCCGTATGGTCGTGCTCGACCCACCACACTTGCGCAATGCGGGAGAGACGAGCTACATGGCGCAGAAATACGGATGCCTCGACCAAGAGACATGGAAAAACGACCTTAAGACCATGTTCAGCGAATGCTTTCGCGTATTGCAGCCTTGCGGAACGCTGATTTTCAAGTGGAATGAGACGCAGATACCCGTCTCTCAGATCCTCAAGCTCACCGACCATAAGCCGCTCTTCGGCAACAAACAGCCGAACCGCACCGGAACACATTGGATCGTCTTCATTAAGGAGGATACGGAATGAGCAGGGCTGATACCACCGCCATGCTATCCAAACTGGTGGAGAAGCGTCTGAAGAATCAGACCGCTTTTTGGGCGAGTGAGGTCAACTTCGACCGCAATACGCCTGACGAGCGGCGAGTGGATTACGTGGGCTTCAAACCGTGGAACGTCAACGGCGAACCGGTGCCCGCAAGCGTGGAGAAAGGCTGCTTCGGGTTCTACGAGGTGAAGTCATGCATGGCTGACTTCACGAGCGGCAACGGCCTGACTTTCTACGGCGACCAGAACTATCTGGTCTGCACGAAGGAACTGTGCGACGAGATCGTATGGCAGAAGATGGTGCCGGAGCGCGTGAACGCGATCCTTACCCCCGATTCGACCGGCTCGAAACTGATTCTCGGCCACGTGCAGTCATACAACGACCTGTCATACCGGAGGCGTCCGGCAAGCGAAATCCTCTGGGCAATGGTCAAGGCGAACGGAAAGAGGACAAATTGAGCATCGCGGATGATGAAGCTGAGAAGGTATATCCGACCCGCTACTGGAGTGGACGCGTGTCAAGGAACAGTTTTCCTGCGACACGGACGATTTGCAGGAAGCGTACCTGCGCGGACGCAACGCGCCACCGGCTGACGCCGAGGTCGAGGCCGTGGCGAGAAAACTGCTGTGGTGGGACATGGCACCAGCCTGGGAAGACGTCATGCCCAGTGAGGACTGCTTCTGGACTCTGGCCGAGCCGGAGATGCGAGCCAATTACATCAGGGACGCTCGGGAAATGCTCGAAATCGCACGGAAGGCGGCAAACGAATGAGCAAGACGATCAAGTATGTGGAATGCGCTCACTGTTGCGAGGTTGTCGGCACATATTACGTGACCTGCCCGTACTGCGGATACAAGTTGGCCGCGCGCAGGCCGACAGGCATGGATCCGCTGTATGGCATGACCGACGACGAATTCTACAAGCGATTCGGGAGCATGTGATGGCAGACAAGTTAGCGGAAGACACGGATCATGAGAATCAGAACGATTAGGCCGGAATTCTACCAGTCCGAAAGCGTCGGCTCGATGACGTGGAAGGCGAGACTCGTCTTCATCAACCTATGGAGCTACGTTGAGGACAACGGCGTAAATCTCGACAATCCGCGTCTCTTCCGTGGCCAATGCATGCCTTACGACGATTCGGTGCTTGATGACATCGAGGACGCGTTCGCGGAATTGGAGCAGTGCGGCAGCATCATTCGCTACGAGCGTGACGGCAAGCGTCTTCTTTTCGTTCCAGGCTTCGAGAAATGGCAGAATATCCAGCGTCCGGGCACGTGCCATTATCTGCCGCCGGATGGGTGGGACAAGCGTGGATGCAAGATCATTCCGGATGATTCCGGACAGTTGCAGGAACATTCCTGCGAGTCTCCGGATGATTCCGGACAGTTGCACGACTGTAGTAGGAGTAGGAGTAGTAGTAGGAGTGGAAAGAAAGAAGAAGAAAATAAATTTTCTTCTTCCAAAGAAATCACAGCCGATTGCTACCACGATTCCACCGAATACGTCGTCACCGACAGAACCATCGCTTCGGAATACGCGAATCTCGACGTTACCGACGCTTGGAACACGTTCGCAAGCCGACATTATGGCGAAAATCGCACGATAGCTGACTGGACGCGCCTGTGGAAAGGCTGGTGCCAACGCAGGGCCAACATGAGCGGCATACCGCCCTCGAAACGCCACATACACACGTGGCAGTGCGAACACGTGCTGCAAGCGCTCGGACGAGACAAGGAAACCGCCACGCCAGACCAACGAGCCTGCCAGATGGCGAAACAACTCAACAAGGAGGAAAAACCATGGCAACGAACATAACCGAGAAAGACAAGACCCTCCAAGAAGTCATCGACTGGTGCGAGCAGCTAGAAGTGGAGGGACTGAGATTAGCGAACGCTCTTCTGATGCAGCATGACATGGACGCATACGGTGTCGTGAAGGGACAAATCAACGCATACGAAAAGACAGCCGACCACTGCCGTTCCATGCTCGGCCATTCCGGCACCATGTACAGCCTGGAACAGTTGGAACACGAGCGTCGCAAGGCATGGCAGGAAGGCTACGCGGCCGGGTGGAAGGACCAGGAATGCGACTTCCCGCCACACACCACAGAAAACCCATATCTGGAGGCCAAATGACCAACACCGAGAAGACAATAATCTGCACCGTCATCACTTGCATGCTCATCATCTCCCTCACCATCGGCACATGCATCTCTGTGCAGTGGTACACGGCCACCCACCACGATTTTCAAATGACGACGGTCAAGACGGGAGACGTGACGTGGGCATGCCTCAAAGACCGAGGCGCATACATCGGATGCAACACAGTGGAGGAATACAAATGAAGAAAATACTCGAAAACATGATCATCAAATGGCATCAGGCCGGTTACACGCTCGACGAGATCGCGCCGCTCGTGCCGCAAGTGCCGAAAGCCGCAATCGCGGCCATCATCCACCAGTACGACAAGGAGACCCGACTTTGACCGACTGCCAGCACTGCCATAAGCCCATGAAACCGGCGTCCGCGAACATGCTCTGCGCAAACTGCCGTGAAGACTACTGGACCATGATTTATCAGCTCGGACACGTCCAACTGCCCACCCTGCGAAGCATCATGCTCCGTCAGGCACGCATCGGCACACCGGCACACACGCCAAACAAAGGCAACGCGCCACTACCCATCGACACCCACGCGCAAGACCTCATCACGGAATCCGAAGCATGGCTCGCCGAACAGGCAGGCAAAATACGCTCCGCATACGCCGCATACGACTGGCGGAAAGCATGGTACGCCATCATCAGCAACCGGCACACCATCCTCAACATGAGCACAGCAGCAGACGACTACGCCGCCCTGGAACACATCGCCAGACGCAACGAGCAAGCCCTCACACCAGAAGAGGCCATGGTCATCATCGGCACCTGCCCAAAATGCGGCCACCAAGCCACCAGCACGCCACAAGCCGAAACATGGACATGCCCAGACTGCAAGTGGCAAGGCGGAGTCCAAGCCATCAAAGCCGAACGCGACAACAAACTCTGGCAACTCGAATACACCGGAAAACCAGTCGAAGTAGCACGCTACCTCGCCAAAATGGACATCCACTGCACCAGCAGCCAGATCCGCCAATGGCTCACCAGAGGCAAACTCCACGCCACGCCGACAAAACACAAAGGAGAGTACGTGTTCAACCTCGGAGAAATAACCGCCATGCTTGACTGTCACAATTAAAATGCTATACTGTCGTATGTTTGTAAAATGAAATGGTCCAGCCAGAAAATGGTTTGGACCATTTTTCATATCCAGCTTCGATAGTTCAACGGCAGAGCAAGTGGAATAGCGCAAATACCAACGGTCGGACCCCAAACCAACCATGGCGCCATACTGCACACGCAACCATGATGACAACAACGCATTCCACCTCACGACGGTCCGACTCCGGCACGAAGCACCACAAGGCGGTGACCACATGCCAAGAATCCGCAAGACCAGCCGCCAATTCGAAAAAGACAAAGCCACATTCTTCAACCAATGCAAAACGCAACACGCAGTCTGCTGGCTGTGTGGCATGCCGATAGACTATGCAGCCACGAAGAACACCACCGATGACAGCTTCAACCTAGATCACCTCTATCCCGTCTCGAAGCACCCCGAACTCCAATTCGACCCAGCAGGCTTCAAACCCAGCCACACCAGCTGCAACCGACTCAGAAGCAACCAAGACCCACCAACACCAATCGGAACACTCAGCCGACAATGGATCAACACAAGCAACTAAAACATCAACCACCAAAAGGGGTAGGGGCGGTGAAATCCTGAAAACCACCCCGAACCGACCCACTGCCCGCGTGGTTGCTCTTCCTCTCCCCGATAATGTTTTTTGTTGATGGGTCGCGCGCGAAGGAGGCTCTATGACAGTCAAGAAGGGTGTTTCCGAGCGTCGTTTTCCACATGAGTCCGTGGCTGATGCGTTGGAGAGATCGTTGCGTAATGCGAAGTCGTTGCGTGCCGAGAATGCGGCCGTCGTGGCCACTGCGCGTATCCTTGCCAAACGGATTGATTCGATTTGCGAGACTGGTTTCATCGACGAGAACGGGAAATTGGACAATGTGTCGGTTCCGACGTTCCTGAAATACTGCCAGTCGCTTGGTTTGACACTGGTGGAGCCCGCCAAGGTTGGGCGTCCCGCGAAAGCGAAGCCCGGGCCGAAGGCCGAGGAGTCAAAGAGCGGCAAGGTTATCGCGATGGACGAGTTCATGAAGCGTTTCGGCTGAGGAGGTTGCGATGGCGGCTGAGAATCTTACGGTTTTCGGTGCCATCGACGATGAGAATCATGGCGTGACCCTGCCGCGCATCTTCACGCCGCCGTTGCGCCCGTTGACGAGGGAGACGAGCAATGGTTTCGCGGTGATCGCGTTCGCGGAAATCATGCTGCACGTGCATTTGTATCCGTGGCAGCAGTGGCTGCTCGTGCACGCGCTCGAACTGCTGGAGGATAGTTCGTATCGTTTTCGCAAGGTGATCGTGCTCGTGGCCCGCCAGAATGGCAAGACCACGCTTATGGGCGTGCTTGCCGCGTGGTGGCTGTTCGTTGACTCCAACAAGCATCCCGACCGTGTGCCGCCAGTTAAATTTCTGGTGGTCGGCGCAGCGCAGACATTGGACAATGCGAAAGGTCCCTACAATCAGGTCAAAGAATGGTGTAATCCTGCTCCGGCGACCGATGAGGAAGAGGATCTGGTCATTCCGGATCTCGCCGCGATGACGCAGAAATTCGTCAATACGAACGGCGAGGAGGCGATCATCACCCGTTCGAAAGCCCGGTATATCGTCCGTGCCGATAAGAACATTCGAGCGAAATCAGCTGCGCGTGTCGTGTTCGACGAGTTGCGTGAGCAGCATACGGATGATGGGTGGAATGCGGTGTCGCAGACCACGAAGGCCGTCTGGTCGAGCCAGTTGTGGGGCATTTCGAACGCTGGCGACTATCGTTCCGTCGCGTTGCGCAAGCAGGTGGACAAGGGCAGGAAGCTTGTTGACGAGTGGACGCGCCTGAGCGCCGACGGTGGTAATCCGGCCGACGTGTTCCTGTCCGGCGAGCAGGACGGATCGTTCGGCTATTTCGAGTGGAGCGCTCCGGACAAGTGTCCGGTGGATGATGCCGACGCTATCCGCCAGGCGAATCCGTCGCTCGGCTATGGGCCGATGACCGTCATGAGCGTCCGTTCGGATATTGATGGCATGACCGAGGCCGCGTTCCGTACCGAGGTCCTGTGCCAGTGGGTCACTGCTGACATCATTCCTTTCATCAGTCCGAAAATGTGGGCCAGCGGCATTGACTCGCGTTCCACGATACCGAATGAGAATCGAGTGGTGCTGTCCGTGGACACAAGCGCGGACAGGAAGACCACGTATGTGGCCGCTGCCGGAATGCGTGCGGACGGGTTGCCTCATGTTGAGCTGATCGCGCGCCGTGACGGCATGCTGTGGGTGCCGCATTATCTCGACCTTTTGCAGGAGCGGTGGCCGCATATCACGGAGGTCGCCGTGCAGGGTAAGGGCTGTCCGGCAGTCGATTTCATTGACCCGCTTACTGAAAAGGGGTGGAACGTCCATCTCATCGAAGGTTTCCGGTTGGGCGCGTGCTGTGGTCGTTTTCATGATCGTGTGCGTGAGGGGAAGTTGCGGCATCTTCCGCAGCCTGCGGTCGAACAGCAGGTGAGTGTGGCCGTGTCCCGGCGTCTTGGCGAGGTCGAGGTGTGGGACAGGACGAAATCAGCATTGCAGATTTCCGGCTTGGTCGCCGAATCGCAGGCATTGTACGCCTTGGAGACCATGCAGGCTGAAGTGCTTAAACCGAAATACGAGCCCTCGCAAGGCGTGAGGGTCAGATTCTAGATTCTTCACAAAGAGGGGAGTATTGATGGGATTCCTTGACCGGCTCCTCCGCAATAACGCCGCAGCTATCGGCATGAAGATGGCCGAGGCAGACGCACATCCGACGCCAGCGACGAGTATTCCGCTCGCCAATGGCGATAGCTGGCCGTCAGACGCTGACTTCTACGGCTATGCCTCCGGCGCCTACTGCAGGGAGTATGCGGTTCGTGTCGTGGTGGACTTCATCACCCGCAACATCGCCTCACTGCCGTTCAAAGTTTATCGGAAGAATTCGGACGGGGACGCGGAGGAAGTCACCAGTGGAGTGTTGGCCGACCTGATGAAGCGGCCCAGTCCTCTTCCGGGCATGACAAGATACCGTTTCATCAGCACGCTTCTTCGTGACATGCTGCTCGATGACCGGTGGCTCATGCTCTTGGGCGTGAACGGTGGCCGTTTCACGCTCCGTCGCATACCGTCCGACTGCTATCAACTGTCGGGTAACGCCTTCGGAGAGATTACCGGCGTGAACCTGCTGACGATGGACAGCCGGCAGGCCATGCGTTTTGATCTGCCCGATCCTCGCGTGCATTTGGACGTCGGCTTCATTTCCGGCCTCCAGTTCGGTGACAGCGTGACCAACGTGCTCCGGCCATTATTGGCCGAGGCGAAGGCGATGGCTTCCTACCGGCGCAATATCGCCAAGAACGGCATGCAGGCCGGAGGCTATGTCTACCGTCCGAAGGAGATGCCGTGGCTGTCGCAGGAGGATTACGACGATTTCACCAACGGCCTGCGCAACTTCGTGCAGCACGGTGGACGCGAGGGTGGCTGGCCAGTCCTCAAGGACGGCATGGAGATGCGCCCGTTGGACAATGTGTTCAAGCCGGTTGACGTCAACGATTTGGAGGCGCGTGACCGGATCAACATCGCGGTATGCAACGCCTTCCAGATTTCGCCGGAGAACATCGGCTTCCGAACCGGCACGAATTCCAATATCAGCGCCTACAAGGAGAAGCTCTGGAACGTGGAGCTCATGCCCTACATCGTGGCGCTTGAGGAAGCCTTGAATCTCAGCCTTCCGGAGGCTGTTGGCGAGCCGGACTGCTACATCAAGGCGAACGTGGACGCGAAGCTCCGTGGCACCACGGCCGAACAGTATCAGGCGCTCAGCACGGCTACCGGACGGCCTTTCATGACCACGAATCAGGCTCGTCAGATTCTCGACTGGCCTCGCGTTCCTGGCGGCGACCAGCTCATCACGCCGTTGAACGTTAGCGAGGGCGGGCAGCCAAGCCCGCAGGACGGCGGGAGAACGCAGAACGCGCAGGAGAACAATCCAGTCAACGGCGAGGACGCTAAGGCCATGCTCGCCGAATTCAAACGGCTTTACCGGTATGACGCGCAATTCCACGCCGAGTGGGACGCGCTCACCAAGGAGGAAACATCATGAGGCTTGATTTCAAGGGCTTCGAGCTGAAGTCCCTCGATGACAGTCAAGGCGAGGGCGTGTTCAGCGGATACGCCAGCACTTGGGATAAGGATCTGTACGATGACGTGATCGTCAAGGGCGCTTTCGCCGACACTTTGCAGAATGACTTCCAGGGTTCCGGCGCGGGCATCCCGATCCACTGGCAGCACAAGGACGATAAGCCGACCGACATCATCGGCGAGACGTTGAGCGCGGTGGAGGACGAGCATGGCCTGCTCGTCGCGGCCCGTCTTGACCTTGACCTGCCGGAAGGAAAGCGCGCATACGACCTGCTGAAACGCGGGCTCATCCATCAGATGAGCATCGGCTTCATCGCCGAGGAGACAGCTTTCGTGCAGGACGGCAAGAGCGCGTGGGACGGATACCGTGAGATTCGCCAGGTGAAGCTGTTCGAGATTTCGCTTGTGCAGGTGGCCGCGAATCAGGGTGCCGAGGTGCTTGAGGTGAAGAGCGGACGCGCGATCAGCGCTTCCAACGAAAGTAAGCTCCGCGCGGCGCTCGACAGTCTGCATGAGGTCTTGGATGGCATCGATTCCGCTGATAAGAAGCCGGACGATGACACGGATGACTCCGACCCCGCAGATGCTTCCACCGATGATTCGGACGATTCGAAGAGGAAAGACCAGAAAAGCTTTGACCCGCAGTGGGCTGAGGAATACAAGACCATCAGCGACTTCTTCTCGCTGGAACATTAACCTAACCGAAAGGAGTGCCATGAATCTCATGGATAATCTCGCCGCCGAGAAGAAGGCGGCACAGTCCATCCTCGCCAAGGGAATGGATAACATCACCGAAAAGGAGCAGGAGGAGCTGAAGCAGCATTACGCCGAGGCGAAGAAGCTGCAGGAGCGCATCGACCTGTTCAAGGAGGCCAGCGAAGGACTCGACAAGCTCGCCGGCACGTCCAAGACCGAACACAGGGGCGTCGAGGCGAAGACCCTCGGCGACTTCTACGTCAAGTCCCTGCAGGAGAAGGGCTTGAGCGTGCTCGCCACCAAGGGAGGCCTGTTCTCCACTCCGGAATTCAAGGCCGCTTCCGACACTCAGGCCACAGGCGGAGCGTCCGGAGCCTACGCGCCGTATCTCACCCAGACCGACCAGAACGGACGTTGGCCGTATGAGCGTCCGCTCGTCATCGCCGACCTGTTCGCGTCCGGCACCATGAGCGGCACCACCATCAAATACCCGGTCTACGGCTCCCTCGAAGGCAACGCGGCCACCGTCGCCGAGGGCGGGCAGAAGCCGCAGATTCACCTTCCGGACCCGACTTGGGTGTCCGACAGTCTCCATGAGGTCGCCGCATGGTGGAAGATCACCGACGACATGGCCGAAGACCTGCCGTTCATCGTGTCCGAGATCAACCAGCACGCCCAGTACAATTTGAAGCTGCAGGAGGAGATTCAGCTCCTGTCCGGCGATGGCACCGACCCGAATCTCAATGGCATCCTGAACCGCGAAATCCAGACCAAGGCGCAGGCCAACGATTCCGACCCCGACCGCATCTTCGCGGCCACCACCGATATCGCCACCGCGACAGGCTTCTCCGCCGACGCCGTGGTCATCAACCCGGCGGACTATCAGGCAATCCGCCTGTCCAAGGATGCGAACGGCCAGTATTTCGGCGGTGGTTTCTTCGCCGGACAGTACGGCAATGGCGGCATCCTGCAGAACCCGCCGCTGTGGGGACTGCGCACCGTGGTCACCGAGGCAATGACCAAGGGCACGGTGCTCGTCGGCGCGTTCAAGGCCGGCGGCACCATCTACCGTAAGGGCGGTCTGACCGTCGAATCCACCAACAGCCATGAGAACGACTTCACGAACGACAAGATCACGTTCCGAGTCAAGGAACGCCTCGCCCTGCAGGTCAAGTATCCGAAGGCCTTCGTCAAGGTCTCCCTCGGCAAGGCCGATAAGTGAGGTGACTGGCTGTGAAGCAGTATCGACTTGTTGATGCGGCCAAGGCCGCCGTTGACGCCTCGGTGTTTATCGAGGATGTGCTTTTCGTGGATAACAAGGACAAGCCGGTGAATGTCACCGGTGGCTCCACTTCCACGCCGTATGTGCTTCCCGCTGCCGCCGAGAACACTCTTGGTGGCGTGAAGCTGGCGAATGTCACGATCTCCGGCACTGCGAACACCTCCGTCGCGGCTGCGGCTTCCGACGCTCCGACGAAGGCAGAGTACGACGCGCTCGTTGGCGCTTACAACGATTTGGCGAAGCGCGTCAATGCGCTTGTGGCTGGTCTTGTGGCTGCTGGCGTTGTGAAGACGAGCTGAGATTGGAGGTCGGCATGAGTGATGTGAATGTGATTCCCGACATGATTGCCGACCCTTCGGCTTTCGAGGATGACGCCGCCTTCCGGCTCAGGGCCGCGCAGGCGGCCATCCGCCGCGAATGCGGTTGGCATGTCATGCCGAACGCGGCATTGACGGGAGTGCTGAACACTCGCGGCGGCACGGTGATTCGACTGCCCGCACGTCATGTGACGAGCATCGAATCATTGACCGACCGCGACGGCAACAAGCTGGCCTACGCCTACGACCCTGAGACGGGTCTTGTGGAGTCGCTTTCCGGTGGCTTCCCGGTCGGCGTCGCGGCCATCCGCTACGAGATTCACGCTGGATACGATGACGCGCCGGACGTGCAGCAGGTGCTCATCAGCGCCGCGAAGCGAGCGGGCATGAGCCCGGTCGGACTCGTCACCTCGCAGTCCACCAACGGCTCCAGCGCGAGTTTCGACGTGGTGTCGCTCATGCAGGCGGAGAAGGACAAGCTCAAACCCTACCGGCTTGGAGGATTGCCATGAGCCTGCTTGACGACATGAATGCCGGTGGCGGATGGCGTATGCCGGGCGCCACCAAATGGCGGCGACTGCGTGCGAGGAAAGTCGATGACCCGTATTCCGGCGGACAGACCGGCGAGGACTGGTCTAATCCTGAAACTTTGGATTTCACCGGCGCTCTCGCCAGCTCCAGCAGCTCGCGCACGCCAGACGGTCTGCGCGAGCAGACCACGAGCACGGCTTACATCACGTCTCCTGATCCGTCCTTGGACATCATGCCGGGTGACAGGATTCAGGCGTTGCCGGATGACGGGCGATGTTGGGAGGTGTCCGGCTATCCGAGTCGTGACGTGAATGCTTTTGTGTCATGGCAGCCGACGATTGAGATTCCACTATCCGAATACAGGGGGTGACGGCCTTGGGTGTGATGGTCAAATTCAACGACAAATATTTTGACGAGTTGATGAATTCGGCTGGCGTCAAGGCCATGACCCGTCGTGCCGCCGAAAAGACGCTCGAATATGCGAAAGCGCACGCTCCGGTGGACACTGGTGCGTATCGCGATGGCCTCCAAATCGAGGAGGTCAAGCACGCGCATCGAACCACATGCATGGTGGTCGGCACCGATCCGAAGACACTGCTCGTGGAGTCGAAGACGGGCAATCTCCGCAAAGCGTTGAAGGCAGGCAAGTCATGACGGCAGTCCTGCCACCGGATCTTGAGCTTTGGCTGTGCGCGTTTCTGCGCGCACGGTTGGAATCGTCTTTCCCTACGATCATCGTTTCGAATCGTGAGCCGGACGATTACGACGGCTCACGGCCGCTCGTCGTGGTGCGTGATCTTGGGGAGTTCCTTCCTCGTTCGCTTCAAACAAACCTTTGTTCATTACACCACTTCGGAGATATTTGTGTATAAGA